GGCGCAGAACGCATGGTAAGGGTCTGTTCCTGTCAACAGTCACCATTGCACCCATGAACTTCACCGCCTTGCAACACGCATGGAATTCATCACAACCACAAGGAGAGACAGCATGAGCATCGAAAAAGACTTAGAAGAATTGATTGCCAAGATTGCGCCATCCAAAGACATCGCTGGTGGCTTTATGAGTCGTGACCAGATCATTCAACTCATCCGCAAGGTAGCAACAGACGCATCCCTGATTGGGTACTGCCACGCTGAGAAGTTGACCAGAGAACGAATGGACAAGAAACTCACAGTCATTGAGCAAGAGTTGACAATTATCAAGGAGCAACTCAAGGATACTGAGATTGAATTGATTGTTGCAACAAAATGAGCCACTGGCACAAAGTCATCATAGCTTTGCTTTGTGCTGGCGCACTCTTTTATTTTGACTCTAAGGAGACAACAAATGCTAGAAACCATAGTAAGTTTCATGCTGATAGTGATATTCGGATTCGCATTGGGAATAGCAGTCTGCGTAGCATTTGTTTTTTGGCTACTAAGAGAAAGCGAACAAGAGTGAAATGTCCAGTATGCGAGAAGTGGGTGAGAACCCTAGAAACACGAGATAGGTCAGACAAGTCAACCTACAGACGCTACGAGTGTGCAAACTTGCACCGATTCGTGACAAAGGAAAAGGTTGAAAGAGTTTTGGTCATCAGCCACAGCAAAAGGAAAAAGGCATGAACTGGCGAGAATTAACGATCAAGTATGTAAAGGATTTGCTCAGACCAAAAACTCCTTTGGAGATGGTGCAAAAGGAACTGACAGAGGCACAACTTGCCAAGTTGCAAGCAGAAACCTCAGTCGAGTATTCGCAAGCCATTGTGAACTACAACGAGCAAAGAATCTTTAGGCTTTACAAACGCATCACAGAACTTCAGGAGTTTGGGCATGAATGAATCATTGAACAGGAAGAGACAGGTTGAGGAGTACAAAACCCAACAAGAGGTTTATGACGAACTTAGAAACGACATTCTTGAACAGGTGGCTGTTGAGATTGAGAAGATGCAAGGGTTTGGCAAAGATACTTTGAGTTCGTTTGGTATTTTCATTAGGGGGATGAAGAAATGACACAAGATGAAATCATTGAGATGGCAATAGAAGCTGAATTTGTTTCACATGGGAAGCCAAGTGATGAAGAAAGTGAGTTGTTTGTTTGTCTTGATAAAGACATCTATAAATTTGCCAAACTGGTAGCCGACAAAGCCATTAAAGATTTGGAAAGCCAAGAACGCAACTTCTGCCAACGATGTGGCAAACGATTGGGCAAACGATTGGACGGAATTGATAGCATTCATACCTGTACACCACCACAGGAGAAGAACACATGAATTCACCATGGGACTACAAGGGACAGCCTTCAATCTGGACAACAGACTCAAAACTCAAGATGATTACTGTGGCAAAGATGAATGGTGAGAATCGCAGAGAGCAAATGAGGAAGATAGAACAGTCTTTAAATGAACGCAAGCAATGCCTCACCTACTCAAAGGCAGATTTAAAGAAATGATTGTCAAGATACGCACCTTTTATGGCAGAAGCAGAGGTCTTCGAGGCGAGAGGGAGACTAAGGTAGACCAAGGCGTAGCTTGGTTATGCCAGAAGTGTGGAGAGGTGATTCTGTACGAACACCTTATCTCCAAACACTTCTGCAAGACTCAGATTAAGCTACAAGTCCATTCAGATAAGTAGTCTTGCCAGCTATCTTAGTGGCTGTGAGTTCTTGCTTTTTCAAGTTGTTGGGGTCATAGGAAACATGAACCCAACCTGAATCGGGGACTCCTTGGGTGTAGAACTCTAAGATCAATTGTGTGTAATCCAAGTTGTCCATAATCCATTGAGCCAGATCAGCATTGGCAACACCAACTATTTCAATGTCAGCGGCTTGACCCTTGCAATGGTCAGAGGTTTTTGAGCCACCGACTGCCGCATTGGACTCAGGACTACGATAGCCAGAGTTCACAGTCACAGACTTGCCAAAGTGTTCACGAACAGGTTGAAGCACCATCTCGCAAAGAGTCTTCAAATTCTCTAATGCCTCATCATCAGGCGTATTGTCTAGACCCAAACGAGTGGCAGTGTCTGACTTGGTGAGTTCTTTCAGGGTGAAGTTGGCAGATAAGTTCATGGTTTTCCTTTCAAGGTTTCGTAGATGGATTCGTAGGCTTGCTGACAGGCTGTGAGTTGTCTGATTGCTTCATCTCCATCGTCTGTGATGGTGACAAGAGATTTAGCAGTCTCTGCGTCAAGTTCGGCTCTCTCTTGACCGCTATCTCCGCTGGCAGGGGCGGTATCTGTGGGGGCTTGTACGGGGCAGTGGGTTGCTTTGACAGGAATCCGCAACCGTAAAGCACCAGAATCAATGTCAGCATTACGCTTTTGTTGAACAAGTTTTGCATCTTGATTGGCCTTTTGAAGTTTAGTGGCTTGGGTTTGAATTGCTGAAACTAGGATTTGTTCTTTTTGCCTAGCTTCAGCATTGAGTTTCGCAATCTCAAGTTGCTGACGAGTAATCTCATCCTCTGAACCTTTCCAGTACCCACTGCCAAAAGCACTCAGCACCGCCAAGACGATGCCAAGAATTACATAAGGGTTGAACAGGCTCATGGCTTTGGTGGCTCGTCAGAGTCAGCATCAGCATCTGCCTTGGCAAAAGCCTTGGCACTGGCTGAAACAGCACTACGACCAGCTACACCGCCAAGCACACCAGTGATGAACACCATGATGGTATTGATCTGTTGGGTGTAGACCTTATCAATTGCCGCCATGCCTGACATGGGTTGAGTCACGAATGAAACGCTATAGAGGAACATTGCCACTGAACCAAGAAGAATCATGGTCAAGGAGAAGATCACCACCGCCCAAATTCTGACTTCAATCTCTTCAGCAGTCATGCGTGTGTTTTGTTTGTATCCTACTGTTGGCATTACTTTTTCTCCTGTTCAGGTTTAACGAGTTGCTCTGGACAAGTACCTGTAGCGGTACAGATCGGGGGTTTACATTCGGTATTCTGCCAATTCTGAGGGTCTTGGCAAGGGTAACGAAATCTGTCTTCACAGGCAGACAATAGAACCAGTGCCATCAAGCAAACTATTTTCATTTCTCTTTCTCCCTCTCTTTTTGTTCAACCTGTCTTCTGAGTTTCTCTACTTTTTCAATCTGAGACTTTGCTTCATTTTTAGTCTCCAAGATGTCAATATAAAGAAACCCCATCAATGGCAACAGCAAAGCAATCAAGACACAAGCGGCAATCCATCCCATTATGTCTTCCTCAACTGACTTACGAACAGTAACCACAGCCACAGGTACAGGAGGAATATAAAAGTCACCGCTAGATACCCTAGCTTTAACTGGAAGTTTCTTTCTTCCTCCTTGCGTAGCCATACCTCTTGCCTCTTTTTAGCCTCTTCCTTTAACCTTGCTTGGGTTTGCTCCTCTTCAATTTTGTCCTTCATGCTGAAGACCTCTGAGTACAGTGCGCCCATCTCAGGAGGGCTTTGATACACCATACACTCACGAATCTGCACCACTAACGCATCCATCTCTTGCTGTGCCATCACCCTCTTTAAAGCAGCTTCCATGTGGTTCTGGTCAGGGTCATAGACTGTCAGACTCTTTTCTTCTTCTTCCCTGATGTGTGCCGCAAGTTGTTCTTGAAGTTTGAAAAACGATGTCAGGTTAGAAACGATGTCAACTTTGACTTGAGTTTCGTCAACAGATTTGTAAACAGACTTTTTAGACTTAGCCACAGGCTTTGCAACTTGAGGCTTTGGGCTACCAGCAAAGAACTTGCGTAGCTTGCTCCATAAGCCAACAAGTTCCTTGCTAGTAGCCACAACCTGATCAGCAGTGTCTTTAATTTCAACAAAAGATTCTTTTGCTTGCTTATAAAGTTCACAGCCAGCTTGAATCTGTTTGACAAGTCCTGCCGCAAGGAGGCAAATGCTGATTGGGTCAATTTCAGTCTCCTACAATGCCAGTGGCAGTACCAACACCAGCCGCACCAGATAACAAACCTGTCTTGGGTGTTCTTGCTCTGCGATTCAACTCAGCAAGGATTGCTCGTTGCTCTATCGGGTCAGCACTGAACAGTTTTCTTTGCAATATTTCAGATGACTCGCTACTGATGCCCTTTGCTCTTGCAAGCAATGATGAGCCAGCGGCTCTCATCAATCCGAATACATCGCCACTTGCCGCACTTTGAGCCATACCAGCCATTTCTCTGGCTTGATCTGTACTAGCGATACGCTCACCGCTAGGTGAACCAGCAATGATCTTCTTAGCGGTCTTGCTTTGATCGGTCAAGCCTTTTACATACTGAGAGAACTCTGTATAAGCATCTTGTGCTGACTTAATGACTTTGCCATTAGCGTCAACAGTGTCAGTGAATGCATTACGAATCAGCAATTTTTGATTGTCTGACTTAAATATTTGACGAGTAAAGTCACCACTTTTAAAGTCACCAACTCTGGCATTGATGTCTGCCATCATGCCGAGTCTGAACGCTTCTTTCTCATCATTGTTCATCTTCTTGATCTTAGATGCCGCATCTTTGGGGTCAAGTGTTTGGTACTTTTGCCCCATCTCAAATGAATTCCTAATGCGTGAAGCATCAGCAAATTCAGCATTGGCTAATTTGTAATCGTTATTGAGTGCCTTGATCTTGTCGTTAAACTCATTCTTGACATTGATGACATCACGACCATAGCTAGAGACTTTGCCTGTCACACTGTCTGTTTCTCCCTCAATCACTGTATCAAGACCCATCTTTATTTTGTGCAATATATCTGTGGGAACTGATTGGGCATTGCGGATAGCGTCCAAACTAGGCAACTTGATACCCTTAGTATCTGCACTTCTTACTGCATTTTTATATGCATTTTTAAATACATCTCTGTCAATGTATTCTCTGAATGGTCTTGCATCAATGTCCATGCGGTAAGCATTGGGGTATGCCTGACTTGCCTTCAAAGATTGAGATTCAGCAAGTGCATTTAAATATTCGAAACCATTGACATCTTTAGCCAACCCTGCTTTTTCAACCAATCCCTTGACAATATCGTTAGGTTGGTCAATCAATCTACCTTCAAGGAACTTCTCAGTAGAACCCTTGGCTTTAGACTGAACGATATAAGCGTTGTAGCCTAGATTTTTCAAGTTAGCACCCAAGTCGGCAATGACAGGGTTAGGAACTCCAAGTCTTCTCAATTCATCAAGTGCTTGTTGAGCCTCTTGAGGAGTGAGATTGTCCTTTTCCATGTAACTAGCCAACATCTTAGAAGATGCTGTTGCTTGGTCACCAATACCAGCAGAGTTCAGCACATTCTTAATGATTGAGCCAGCTTTGTTGATGACGATAGGAACAGTGCCGCCCAATACACCACCAAAAATACCACCCATTGCCGCTTCTGAGCCAGCATCTCCCTCTGCATAGCCATACCCTGACACTGCACCAGTGGCTGTGCCTACAGCGGCTGTTCTACCAACTTGCCCCATTGTTGTCGTGCCAGTTATCAGTGCTTGTGTTTCTGGTGCGGCTTTTTGTACTTGACGAAGAACACCAAAAGGAAGAGCAAATCCACCAGCTAACTCAGCAGGGGTCTTGACAGCAGGGAAGTCCTCACCAAACTGCTTTTGCTGACCTCGCAACTGGTCACGCAACTTCACATACTCATCATTGCTAATAGAGCCTGTGCGTAATGCCGCCTCAAGTTCATCCAAAGTGCCAAAGGTTGCGCCTTGACCCACAGACCTAACAGTCTCAACAAGTGGGTTATAGGTTACTTTTGGTGCAAAGGTTGATTGGATAGCCTGTGCGTTAGATGCTTCAACATCATCAGCCAAGGGCAATGTTGTGTAATCTACCATTATGGTTTCACCCTTCTAACCCCTTTAGGGTCAACAAAAATAGTGCCTTTTGGATACTTGGGATTCTTCAAGAATGAATCAACATCTTTTTGCGTGAATGTCTGAGGTTCAAAACTCAATGTCTCAATTGGTACTTCAGGCAATGCTAAGTTTGCATTCCTTCTGCGTCTTTCAATTGATTTCTGTGCATCAGAGACTTTTCTAGCGTTAAGTAGAGCCAGTGTGTTGATTGCTTTAGCGGCATCAACCTCAGACTCAGCACCTTGCAATTCTTTGATTGAACGCTGTGCATCACCCTCTGTTTGAGTACCCTTGTTGAGGCGCAAAGATTCATTGACAAGGCGAGTCTTGAACCTCTCAAAGTCATTTCTTGCAACTACATCAGGGTCATTCGACCCTGCCGCACTTCTAATCGCAATAGAAGCACGATCTTTCAATCCAAACTTGATATTGCCAGCCTTGATGCTGTTTACATAGTCATTGGCTTCAATAGCCAAATTCCTAGCTTCACTTGCCTTTGTGTAATCAGCTTCTTCATCTTTAGCCAAGTCTGCTCTAAGAGGTTTATTTCTTTTTTCTTCTGCTTTTTGCTCTGCTTCTCTTCTCTTTGCCTCTGCCTTGTCAATATCTTCTTGACGCTTACGATTAGCTTCAGCCACCCTCATTTGCTGATTAAATGTGTTTTGTTGTTCTGCCAACTTAGCTTGTGACTGTGCCAATGCAAGATATGCCTGAGAGTTCTCAAGACCTTGCACTTTCAGAGCCGCCATTGAATCTTGATTGGCTTTGATTTGTTGTTGTGATTGATCGAATTGGTTAATCCGCTGAGTCATATCAGCCAAGTCTTTGACCCTTGCATCAACCTTGTCAGGGTCAATCATTCCTTTGGCAAAACTACTTGAGTATTGAGTTGCAAGAGTCTTCACATTTGCGGGGATGGTTGGGTCATCAAGGAATATCTTGAATGGGTCTTCCTCTGGCGTACCAGCCGCACCTAATTGACGCAAAGGTTTAAGAACTTCAGCTTGTTGAGTAATTAACGTACGACCTTCAGGGAATGCAAGCAATTGTGCTTTGACATCTTCATCAATAGTTCCATCAGGTTTTTTGAGTTTACTAAACAACTCATTAGCTTTACTTGTACGATTTCTAGCAAGTTGCTTTTCTTGTAAAGTTTCAATACCTTGGAAACCCTCAAGTCTCTGCTTGACAATGTTTGTACCAACTTGACCATATTCAGAAATCAGTTTATTTGCAACATTCTGATTGAATGTTTGAGTTTGTGGGTCAAGCAGTGGTGTTGTTGGCTCACCAGTGTCAGGGTCTATACCACTAGCAATGCTTAATGCTCTGGACTCCAAGCCACGCTGTTGCATACCCTGACCACGCTCAATCAAACGACCTTCACGCTCAAACCTACGATTCTCGGCAATTGATGCTTGTTCTTGCACCCGCATCATCTCATTACGCAATAGGAATGCGGCTTCTTGGTCACCAGTTTGCAATGCGGCTTGAATTGCTTGAGCGTAAGAATCAGGGTTGCTAGGGTCAATCATGCCAATCAATTGCTGACGCTGAGTGATCTTTTGCAACTGTGGGTCAACACCACCCAAAGCACCGCCAATGGCACGACCTAATTGCTGTGCGCCAAGAGCAATGCCAAACTGCCCTTGCTCCATAGGGCTAAGTCTTGCCATTTGCAAGGCTTGAGCCTCCATAGCGGCTTGACGCTGTTGCTCATACTGTTGTGGGCTTGCGAATAAACCTAAGATTTCTGATGTTGCCATGATTTATCCTTTATGTGCCAAATGGACTTGTAGTTAAATTAGCTGATGGAGTTGTTCCATAATATCCAGCATAAGCATTTGGAGAGATTCCATATCCAGCCGCATTTGTTGGAGAGCCACCAAACCCAAAGTTTGTATTCTGAAAATAATTAGCCACACCACTACCAAACTCAGGGCTTCTAGCCAAGTTCATTAAGCCAAGCCCAATACCACTACTAGCAGAATCTTGTCTAGCTCTAGCGGCGGCTTGACCTCCTGCCAACAAGAATTGACCAACATTACCACCAGCAGATGCGGCACGACCACCAAGGACAGAACTCATTTCTAAAGGTTGTTGCCCAAGTTGTTCAACGGCAGAACCAGCACCCAAATAGCTTGTAAATGGTGATAGTGCGTTAACTTGACCCGCTGAGTACAAGTTATAAATATCTGAGCCAGTTCCAAACAATCCTGCACCAAATGCAGTTCTTTGTCTTCCAGCTTCTTCAGCTTGTTGTGCAAGTTGTAAGTCTTGTTGGGCTAATGAGTTGTAATAGCTTTCCAATTCAGGTTGACCCGCACCTAAACCCATACCACCACTTGGACGCAATCCTGTAGCACCTACAGACAAACCACCACGACCTGATTGGAACAATTGATTCTGCAACTGAGAATATTGACGCTCACGACTTGGTGCAAGCAAGTTGTATTGACTCTCCATGTACCTTTGGGCAGTTTGTTCTGGAGTTTGATCTAAGTATCTAGAGCCTAAATTAAACAAAGATTCAGCCGCACCCACAGTAGGTCTTAGCATGGCTTCTCCAGCCTCGGCCTGACCTAATCCTCTTTCAGTCAAACCCATCAATCTATCTTGATAGGCTCGCAATTCAGGGGCTACTGTGTAACCAGCACCAGACACATAACCACTTGGGTCAAACTGGAAATTAGAAGTGCCATAGCGAGTAGTTATCCCAACAGGGCGAAACTTAGCGGCTTCAGCGGCAATTCGTGCCGCTTCAATATTTCCTCTAGCGGCGGCTTCTCCACCTTTCTCGGCAGACTTACCCGCCATATATCCACCTAATAAAGATGAACCTCCAATAATTGCGGCGGCGGCTATAGGCATATCAATCTCCCTTAATCAAAATTTCATCCACTTTAGACGGGTCTTTCTCGTCAGTGGTGTGAATACAAAACCAAACACAATCTGTTATCGCTTTGACTCCATGAGTCACCCCTGCTTCAATCTCAATACACGCTGGTGCAGAAACAATGTCAATCTCCGTACCACGCAAAACAGCAACCTTGCCATGCGCCAATATCGACAAATGACTGAAGTTATGCGTATGCTTTAAGATGCTCATTCCAGCAGTAAAGAATGACTCTTTGGCATACAACCCATCACTGAAATGATGAGTAATTCGATATTGATTGTCTTGAACCATCATGCTGTGCGTTTCCACATATAAACAGTAATGTACGGCTGATAGTTGGCATTTGTGCCACTTGAACCAGTTGACGCATTTGAGACTGTAATGCCAGTGGTATTCGAATTTACTGATATTTGACTTGTTTGTATTAAAGTGCCAAAACCAGTGCCTCCAAGTGAGCCGCTTGAATAATCTAATGTATGGCTGTGTCCGGGGTCTGTAACCGTTGCAGTGTGTGTGTGGCTTACAACAATTGCATCTGCACTACCACCTTCTTCTCCAGCAGTGTCAAACAGTGCATTGCTTGAGTCAAAGCCAACCATGACCTTACCAGCACCAAATGCAGTCCATGTACCAAAGCCAAGCAAAGTTGCAGGGTTAGTGCTAACGCTTGCATTTGTGTAGATAGAACCAACTGGATACAGGGTAGCTAGAGCCGCTTGAACAAAAGCAGTGGTTGCTATAGTGGTTGTATTGCTTCCGTTAGACTGAGTAACAGCAATAGTGCCTGTTGGCAATGTAGGTGTGCCAGTAAAAGTAGGACTTGCCAAATCTGCCTTAGTCGCAACAGCAGTAGCAATGTTGTTGAACTCAGTATCAATCTCAGTACCCTTGACAATCTTCAAAGGATTACCAGAAGATAAGGCATCTTTGGTTGCAAAGTTGGTTGCTTTTGTGTAATTTGTCATATCTATCCTTAACTTAATCTACCTTGTTTAGACTGAATCTCAATCTTCTGAAATGACAATGCTGTTCCATTGATGTCAGACTCATAACCCGATTGCACAACCTTGCCAGAACCTGATGCTGAAACCGTCAATGTTTGCAAAGCAATACCATCAACATACTCTGCAATGACAGTAGCGTTTGCACCATACTCTGCAACACCATACAGACTTTCGCCTTGCGTTGGGATAGTCGCACTGTCAGACAAGTAGTTAGTCTTAAAGTCAAATCCCCACTTAAATGTCACAGTTTGATTGCTTCCACCAATTACTACAGTAGACAACTTCTTCAAAATAGAAGTGACATTTTGATCGCCAAGGTCAGAATGGTTTGTGTAGTACAACATCCTGTATTCAGCATCATGGTCTTGGAAAGTACCATACTTGCCTACATAACCATTCTTACCAACCAACAAATCACCGTTTCTGCGAGACAACAATGATGTTGGTTCTATAGAGTCCCAAGTTGTAGCCCTTGCCGCACCATCAGGTAAGTAGGCTTTGGTATCAAAACAGAACACTGACTTTGTACTAGGTGTAGTCAACAAGTAAAAGGCTTCACGCTCTGAATAAACAGACTTGATATTAGCCAATGTCTCACCAGCCACAGTCTCCATCAAGTCATTACGAATGTTCTTAGACAAGTCTCTCTCAGGAGATGACTTCTCTTGAATCGTTCTCATCAATGATCTGACACCAGAGTTAGACAAGAAAAGCACATCAGTGCTAGTTGTCTGAATACTATCTCTGGCAATACAACCAATACCCTCAACAGTGTCATGCAATGACATTGATGCTGGTGTTGTGGCATTTTGGTAAATCAGAATCTGACGCTTACCAAATATAAACAAGAAACCATTGTGTGCCGCAAGACCTGTGATCTCATCAGCACCATTTACCCACACACGGTCTACATTCAAAGAACCTGATGTACCTGTTGACCAAACATGACCAGCAATCAAGTCAGAGAAAAAGACTGTTGCGTTATTGGCTGTAGTGTTTGCCGCCCACAATCTACCAAAGGCAGAGATCACAATGTTGGCATCAGGCACAGTGCCTACATAACCTGACTTCTCTGAAACTCTACGATATGTAGTTGTACTTACAGCAGGGTCATAGATCAGCGGGTTAAAACCTGACTGAAAGAAGTATGTGATATTGTTTAAAGACGCTGTTTGCCAGTTGCTTGCGGTTATGGTTGGTGCAGTACCCCCACCCCCATAGGTCAACTCCACAATAGCATTAGACCCATCAAGCTTAAAAAGCTTGTTGTTGCCAGCAAACAAAACAGTCAAAGTGCCATCTGCCTGAACCAACTCATTCATCACAGTAACATCGTTTGCACCCAAGTTACCAGTAGATGAGTTAAGCCTAGAAAAACCTTTGCGTGAACCAATACGACCAAACTGGTCAATGATGCAGTTTGTCGCAACCAAAGCAAAGCCAGCATTCAAATCAAGAGGCGAATCTTGAGTATTCAACCCAAAAAAGCCGGGGGCTGAAATGCTTGCAATTTCTATTTGCTTGCTCATACTGCTACAAACTCCTGATTCTCAGGATAACGAGTGCCTTCCAAAGCAATATAGTCAGAGAGCATTGACTTGTACAACAGATACGCTTCAGATGAAGACAGACCACCATCTTCACCACGCTCTACCAATGCACGAGCATAAGCATTCTGAGCCACCAAAACATCAGGAACAAGCACTACTGTCGAACCTGATGCCAAAGTAGCTTGTGGCACTGTCAAGGAAAACTTGATTGTGTATACGCCATCAGGTATTGGATATAAATTTACCTTAGTGTCGTAATTACCATCAACTCCATCAAAAGCAAATTCTGTAGGAAGAGAGTTCACAAGTGGCGTAAAGTTTAGCTTGCGGTTCATGTCCACAAAGCTGATATTCATCAAGCCAACATTGCTTGTGGTATTGATGACATCCATGACTTGAAACTTCTGTCCTGCGCCTGTCAAAGAATAAGATGGAGTCGAGGCCACTGTAGAAACAGTAACAGTTTGACCCAAGACATTCCATGAGAAAGCATCTTCAACTTGACGCTTTGCGTCATTGACAAACTTACCTATCAGAGTTGAATAAGTAGTTTCATTGATTGATGAAATTGTTGTCTCACGCAATCTGATAAGTACATCATTGATTAGTTCAAGGTAGGTCATGCTCTTGTCAACCCTTCTTCTTCAAATGTTGCAATAAAACTGAATGAGCTTGCAGATTGAGTAGTTATTTTGATTTTGTCGCCTTCTTCTAAAACAATGTAGGCATTGCCATCAAACTGCAAATAGGTCTTTGATGAAAAATCGTAATTAGTCAATATATCAAGAGTGGTATTAGCACTTGCGTCAAACCATTGCACAGTAATGTGCTTGGTAGAGCCACCAGTGTTGTGGATATACATTACAGTAAATTTAGAGTAATAGCCAGTAGGACAGGTATAGACTGTTGTGTCTACTGCCGCTGTAGGACTAACACCAACTGATAATGCTCTCATTTCGCTTTTGCCTTATTCCTTACGGAGATAGCTTTAGCTTTTGCCTTTGCGTCAGCCTTTGAGGTTGCACCCCATGCCTTGAGCGAAAGAAGCAGTCTTGTTGGTTCACCTTTCTTGTCGTACTCAGCACCATCGTTGCCAGCCATACGAGCCAAGAAACTTGCTCTGCGAGGGTTGTCCCCCGACTTTACTGGTGCTTTCAAGTTGCCACCAGTTTCTGCATTATAAGATGCTCTGCCCTTGGCATTCAACCCCCCTTTGGGATTTTGACCAGCTTTTGTTTGCCAAGTAGGTGATTTCATCTTTTACCTCATCTGTAACTAGCCGTTTTCTTTGCAATCTTTTTTGGTTGCTTTACAAACTGTTTACCAGCCGCCGTACCCTTGCGCTTGGCTTTAGTGGTTGCCGCATACTCAGCAGAACTCAAAGACTTGATTGCCGCCTCTGGCAAATACCTCTCGCCTGTCTCAGACGATGGTTTACCTGACTTGGTACGCCACTTCTGCTTACCCCAATCTTTGAGAGACTGCTGTGGGTCTTTCATTTCATCTTCTTAGCACATTTCCCCATTGCCTTGCACTTGCTTGGGGTTGGGCATCCAACACAAGGCTTAAATGATTTGGCTGATTTGATTTCAATGACTCGCATAATTTTCTCCTAGTTAAGATTTGTACCCACCACCTTTAGCCTTGTATTCCTTAGCTAAAAGTTGTGCTTTTCTTGCTGACCACTCACCAGAATCACCACCTGATGACCCTGCTTTGATCTTCTCAAACAAGGCTTTTCGCATGGTGGGTTTGGTATAAACCCCTGCTTGATTGACCTTAGATTTGGTCTTCATTTCTTCTTAGCCTTACCAGCCTCAGATAAGGCAATTGCCATTGCTTGCTTTGGGTCTTTGACAACCTTTTTATTGGATGTCAACTTACCCTTGCCAAACTCAGTCATTACCTTGCTGATCTTGGCTTGTGCTTTAGTCTTTTTCATATCAATACAACACTTTTGCCGTGATAGTTCCAGAAGTGTAAGCCGTGCAGTTTGCTCTCAAATACTTGGGAGCATTGGCTATGGTGACAATGCCATCAGCAGTCAAAGCAGTGCCAATTGTGGCAAAGGTTGTTCCATCCAAGCTACCTTGGAATGCAACAGTTGCAACAGTGATACCACTAACTTGCAAGAATGCGGGTTGACCAGCATCTGCTTGCACAGATCGAGATGCACCTGATGCGACAACAGCACTCAGAAGCGTAATGGGTGATGTTAAAGATGCCATTATTTACCTCTTGAGGATTTCTTCATCATGTTGGTAGCAGTTCTACCACCACGCATAGGCATCGGCATCTTTGGCTTACCAACCGCAACCATAATAGTCACAGGAACGCCCTTTTTCTTGCCCTTGCTTGCAGTTTCTTTGGCCTTACCACCCATCATTTTTCCGTACATAATATTCCCCTTATTTCCAGAGTCGATCAGCAACAAAGGTAATCACACCGCCCATGAATGAAGCGATAGTCATACC